AACGGACAACGGTAAAGCCTTGGTGACTTTATAGTTGACAACGGTAAGGCATTCGCTACGTTCATTACGGACACAGGCACTGATGTCGCCACGTTCCTTAAGGATAACGGAGATGCTGTCGCAGGGTTTGTCAAGGACAACGGCGAGGCTTTTGCTGACTTCATAGTTGACAACGGTAAAGCGTTAGTTGACTTTGTGACGGACCAGGGCAAAGGCATCGGTGAGTGGCTTGTGGATAATGGTGAAAGCTTTGGTACCTTTATTACGGACCAAATAGATGCTATTGGAACATTCCTAACGGACACAGGTACTGACATTGCTACGTTTATTACTGACGGTGGCACTGCGTTCACTGAATTCTTAACGGACAATGGTAAAGCCTTTGGCGACTGGATTGTCGATAATGGTAAAGACTTTGCGTCGTTCATAGCGGACAGTGGCGAAGGAGTCATAGAATTCCTAACGGACAATGGTAAGGCCCTGGCGGACTTTGTTGTCGATAATGGTGAGGCCTTTGGTGACTTCATTGTTGATAACGGTAAGGCATTACTTGACTTTATTGGTGACCAAGGCACAGCCATAGGTGACTGGTTAGTCGACAATGCTGATGGGTTCGGTACGTTCATTACTGAGAATGCTGAGGCTATTGGAGACTGGTTGACCGAAGCAGGGACTTCCTTAGGTGATTTCATAACGACAAATGCCGAGGACTTCACTACCTGGTTAGCTGACGGTGCTACAAGTATCGGAGACTTCCTAACGGAACAAGGTGAAGACTTATTAACCTTCATCACGGATACAGGTGTCAGCATAGGAGAGTTCCTGGAAACAGGTATTTCCGATATTGCTACTTTTGTAACCAGTGCAGGGTCTGATGTACTTGACTTCCTTACTGAGGCAGGGACGGACATCTGGGACTTCATGTCAACAGCAGGCGAAGATGTCTGGGAATTCATTAAGGGTGCAGGGGAAGACGTAGCGGGATTCGTTAGTGATAGTTATGACTACATTAAGGATGAATTAGTCAACCCGTTGTTAGACTTAGGTGCCGAAGCATTAGACTCTATTGAAGAACTACTGGCTAGTGGTTATGAGTCCTTTGAAGACTTCCTAAGCAGTTCCGGTGAATTCTTTGGAGACATGATTGATGGCTTTGAAGGAATAGCAGGAGACTTGTTTGGTCAGCTACAGGACATCAACCTACTGAACATGCTTAATGGTCTAATGGATAGTCTACAGGGCGCTGAACGTGAACGTGCTGAATTCATTGCCTCTAAGATTGAGAATAAGCTTGACTTCTCGTACAAAGCGGAATTGGTTGAATTCGAGGAACTATCAACTAATGACCTTCTAACAGGTACAATATAGGAAACATAATGACATACTTAAATATGGTCAACAGTGTACTACGGAAACTCCGAGAGGACGAAGTAGCCACAATCAACGAGACTGACTATAGTAAGCTAGTAGGTGACTTTGTCAACGATGCTCTCAATGCGGTCGAGGCCGCTTGGGACTGGAGTTCTCTACGGGAAACCCTAACCATCACTACAGAGGCGGATGACGATACGTATCCGCTAGTAGGCTTTGGTATTCGTGGGGAACTCATGAGTGTCTACAATATCACTAAGAAGGCTGAACTACGGTATCAATCTAAGTCATACATTGTGGACAAGCAGGTGCGTTCGACAACAACAGGTGTCCCTCGTTACTACGCCCTCAACGGCACTGACAGTAACAACGACACGAACCTAGTAGTCTACCCTAAGCCTGACGGTGTGTATACACTGGAAGCTAATGTAGTCCTACGAGGCGTTACGTTGTCATTGGACGCTGACTCCACGAAGTTACCTGCGTTGCCTATCATTCAACTAGCGTTTGCTTATGCACTACGTGAACGAGGAGAGACTGGCGGCCAGAGCGCCTCAGAACAGCTTGTAATCGCACGTAATGACTTAGCTAATGCAATAGCACTGGATGCCGGGAATAACGCAGGAGAGCTCGTCTTTGACGTGCTATAGGGGACATCATGGCTAAACCACTACAACCCATAGCAATACAAGCTCCGGGGTTCTACGGGCTAAACACCCAGGACAGCCCTACGGGGCTTACGGAGCAGTTTGCACTTGAGGCTAATAACTGTGTTATCGATAGATTTGGTCGTGTAGGTGCACGTAAGGGCTATCAGTACATAGGGAGCTCTACAGGTGCTATTGTCTCTCTACATGAACACATTAACTCAGACGCAACAAGTGAACTACTATCAACAACAGAGAGTGCTATATACAAAGGCACCACAACGTTAACTGACATAACCCCTAGTGGCCATACAGTCACTGATGGTTTATATAAGTCAGACACCTTGAATAACATTACCTATATGTTTAACAAAGGTGAAAAGCCCGTGTACTTCGACGGTACTACTTGTGCTTTACTTGAGAACCATCCTGACGTATCAGGGACAGTACCTATTGGTGATATACCTCTAGCCGCCTTTGGTAGACTTTGGGTAGCCAGTGATACCATCCTGTACTTCTCTGATTTACTCCTAGGCATGGCATGGGACACAGGGTCCTCAGGTTCAATAGACGTATCCAAGGTTTGGACAGGTGGTTCAGACGTCATCACAGGTCTAGCGACTCACAATAACTTTTTGTTTATCTTTGGTAGACGTCAGATTATTGTGTACCAAGGGGCGTCAGACCCTGCGACAATGACCTTAGCTGATACTATTGTTAACATTGGTTGTATTGAACATGACACCATTAAGAATACTGGTAGTGACTTAATATTCCTATCGGATACAGGTGTTCGTAGTATCAACCGTCTAATCCAAGAGAAGTCAGCACCAATAGGTGACTTAACGAAAAACGTTAGGAATGAACTAGGAAGTTACTTAGACGCAGGGTATTCATTCAACAGTGTCTACAGTCCTAAGGAAGCCTTCTACTTATTGAATATCAAAGGCGCCGGGATTGTCTACTGTCTTGACATGAGAGGTACTTTAGAGGACGGTAGTAGCCGTATTACTAAATGGGATTCCATTAACCCTCAGTCACTGGTCCACAGGACTGTAGAGAATGACGTACTAATAGGCAAGTCCATAGGCATTGCGGAGTACAAAGGGCACAAAGACGGAGTAGCCTCAGACGGTACTGGAGGTCTTGCTTATAAGATGTCCTACTTTACCAACTACTTAGACTTCGGTGCTCCTAGTAACCTTAAGATGCTTAAGAGTCTTAAGATAACATTTATTGGCGGCAGTGATACCCCCGTTACACTGAACTACGGCTATGATTATTCCTTTGCTTACAAAAAGAGAGCCTTCGTACTCCCCGAGCAAAACATAGCTGAATTTGGTATAGCTGAGTTTGGCATAGGTGAATATAACCAAGGTATCCTCGTTAATAGACCTAGTGTTAATGCCTCAAGCGCAGGCAGTGTGGTACAACTAGGTGTCGAGGTGGACATCAATGGTAGTCCAATTTCAATTCAGAGAATAACAGCTCAAGCTGTCCTGGGTAGAGTAATATGAGAATTTTAAAGTTTATTAACAGAGGTGACAAATAATGTCAGATTTAACAAATGTCTTAGGAGACTTAGGTGGCGGCATGTTGGCCTATGAAGGGCTTGACAAGGCTAAGGATATAGCCAAAGCGCTCCCTGGTCAAATGTTAACAGGTGTTGAAACTATTGGTGGCATGACGCAACCGTACACTGAGTTCAAACCCTTTACAGTGACTACAGCCACAGGCACAGCAGGTGCTACCCGTGACCCTAACACAGGGGCTCTAAATGTTAACTTTACCCCTGAACAGCAACAGTTAGTCAATCAGCTACAAGCGCAGGCCTCGTCTACCGCGGGCATGATGGGACAAACAACCCCTGAGCAACTAATGGCTCAAATGCAGAGCCTACGTGCTCCTGAGCAACAACGTCAACAGACAGCCCTGGAGAATAGACTAGCGGCTCAAGGACGCTTAGGTGTTCAAACGGCTCAGTACGGTGGTACTCCTGAACAACTAGCGTTAGCCCAGGCACAACAACAACAGTTGTCCCAGGATGCACTAAGCGCTATCTCAGGTGCTCGTAACTTACAACAACAGGACATTGCGAATGTCACAGGATTGCTAGGTGCTTCTAACTTACCTCAGCAACAGTTACAACAGGCATTCGCTCCGGCACTACAGACACAGAACTTAGTGTCGAACATGGGCTTACAACAAGCGAGTGTCTTAGGTCAACTAGGTCAACAATACATTAGTCAAATTCCAACAAGCGCCGCGTTACAAGGTGAGTTATCACAGGCTCAAGCAAACACTATTGCCAATGCGTTACTGGGACAGCAAGGTGCTGACGGTAGTTATGGTGGCATTATAGATGTCGTTGGTGACTTATTCGGTGGTTTGTTCAGCAGTAATACCGAAGCAGGCTACACTGACGCAGAACTAGCGGACGCTATTAAATACTTTGGAGGCTAAATAATGCAAGATTTAACTAAAGGTTTACTTAACCTAAACATTACTCCTGAGCAAGGGCGTCTTCTGGACCGTCAGGCAAGAGAACAACAGATTCAACAGCAAGCTAGTAGAGCTCCTGCGCCATTCCAAGGCATGATGGCTCAAACTAGACGTACTGCGGATACTCTACGGAACGTAGGACGTGCGGCCTTTGGTGGTCGTGGTCCTGTGGGTCCTGCTGAACCACAGGCGCGACAGGCTCAGAAGATGCAACAGGATAAGCAGGCGCAACAACAGAAAAACCTACAGCTTCTTAAGCAACAAGCCGAGGTAGCCGTTGACAACTCTGGGCTACCGGACGTACAGAAGGTAAACCTAAAGAAAATGATTAGCCTAGACCCCACGGGTGAGCGTTCTAATCAGGTTGTTGCGAAGTACGGCATGCCTGATGTGGCGACTCAAAGCGACGAAAGAAACCTAGGGTTCTCTACTGCTAACGTAGGTGGTAAACTTTACTCCTTTAATAAAAACAATGGTGAGTATACGTTGATTGACGCGGGCACTGACGACCCTTCTCAGAATAGTAAGTCTAGTCCTCAGACCGCAAAGGAGTTAGATGGTCTAGCTGAGGATGCTATTAAGGCTATGCTTACGGACAAAAGCTCAGACCCTAGACGTAGAGCTATATTGTCACAAGCCCAAGCTAAATTCCGTAAGGAAAACCCTGAGGCAGGCGTTAGGGAGCTACATGCTCACCTTGCAGGCATTTCCTTAGAACAGGAAGACTTAGCGGACGCTGAGGAGGCCTATAAAGCCCGTAAGCAAATGAACACAGACATCATTATGACATTGGACACAATTAATGTTATAGCTGAGAATGCTGAAGATGTGGGTGAACTGGAATACCTATTCGCTCAGTACATCCCAGGCACCAAGTCTAAAGATATTAAAGTTAACCTACAGAACTTATTTGCTAAAATATCGTTTGACAGACTAACGCGCATGAGGAATGAAAGTAAGACCGGGGGTGCGTTAGGTAACGTGTCAAACTTTGAGATTGGTCTTCTACAGAACTCACTTAAGGCATTAGACCCTGAGGCTCCTAGCTTTAAGGATAACCTGAATAAAATCAAACAACACTATGAAACAATCATGATGTTGTACGCAGGTAACGAAGAACAGGCTATGGAGTTCATTGATACTAACCCTAACTACGTTGTGACTGACAAGGGTGCTATATACCACAAGGCAGACGAAGACTCTAAACCGAGATTAGTAGGTAACCTAGGAGGTTAGCGTGGAAGACGATTTAAAAGACATTGAAGCACTCTTTGCTGAGAAAAACCGTAAGGCTAACGCTAAGGAATTGAATGAAGTTCCTGATGAAGAGGCTTTAGAGGTCAATGCATTATTCAAGCAAAAGAGAGAGCTCTTAGGTGCCGATGTCCCTGAGGAGTTAGCCGTAAGTCCTAACTCTTTAGTTGGCATGGGCCTTGTCAGTAGAGAAGACGCTGAGTTATTCAACAATTCTCTTATGGACAAAGCTACTCGTGCAATGATGGACGTTGTGACTACTTTTGGTACAGGCTCCCTAGCGGCGGCTCCTGCGTTAGGCGCGGGGCTCCTAGAGGCAAGTCTACCTAGTGGTGATTACGAGTCAGCTAAGAAAGCTATGGAAGACACTATGAGTGCGCTGACGATAGAGCCTAAGAGTGACGAAGGGCAATACGTCATGGGGCAGGTCGGGGATTTCTTTAGTTTTATAACTGAGTTCCAAGAGGCCGCCGGGGACAAGACCTATGACTTGACTGATAGTGACATTCTTGCCACAGCCGCTTATGCCTTCCCTGATGTAATTGCAGGTATTATAGGCGCTAAGGGTGTAGCCGGGAAACTTAACAATACTAAGAAGACATTCCAGGAAGACCCCTTGACTAAACAACGCCTATCTGAGGGCGACGAAGGTGCTGACTTAGCTCCTGTGAAGCTCGATAGTAAAGGGAATGTCGTTAAGGATAAAGTGGCTATCAACGCCTTGAGAGAAGGCATTCCGGCGCGGGAAGTCTCGGGTATAAAGAATGCTTCTCGTGCCGACAAAGCTAAAATGAGACAGGCCATAGCTATACGTACACAGCAGAATACTAATAAGTCAAGCTCACGTAATCTATCTACTTATGACGTAGTAGGTCAGTCCTTTGTGTCGGTCCTTGACGCTCTAGATAAACGCAGACGAACTTTAGGCCAAAACCTAGAGGGCGTGGTTAAGTCAGACGTATTTAAGAATACTAATGTTGACCTAAGTCCCGGTCTTCAGAAGTTTGGAGAGGCTTTAGAGAAACAAGGGTTAATTGTCAAACCTATCCTGGAAGAAACATCTTTTGGTAGCGGTAAGATTAAAAGACAAAAGCCAACAGGACGCTACAAGTTAGACTTCGATAACTCTAAGGTCATGAACATGAGCGACGAGTTCAAGGCTACTCTTGATGAAGCTGTGAATGTTCTTTACGCGGAAGCGCCCGGAGGTGTCGTCAGTGCTCGTAAGGTCCATGAGATAAAGAAAAAGATGGATGACCTTATAGATTACGAGATGGTAGGTGCCGGAGGTCAAAGCGGTGTCAAGTCTCTGAACTACTCTATCTTTGAGTTACGTAAAGGCATGGACGATATGCTAGACGGAATGTTCCCTGACTCCTACGGTAAGGTCAACGCTGAGTTGTCTCCTATTTTAGAGCAAGCAGGGTTCTTTAAGAAGTACTTAGGTGAGTTTAAGGACGGAAGTGCCGCCGGGAAGAAACGTGCAGGACAGTTGTTAGGCGCTAAGTTCAAGGGAGGTAACAAGAGAGGTGAAGACGTAAGTGAAGCCGCTAAGTTATTCCGTCAAAGAACTCAGGAAGTTCAACGTACTCTTAAGGAGCAGTCTGTTAAAACTGACTATAATATTGACCATCAGCTAAACTTCCTGGATACTCTAAACAGCTTAGAAAAGTTTGGGGATATGAAGGGTGTGAGAGGTAAGTTGTATTCTATGGGCGAAGGGGCGAGGATTATGGGTAACCTATCTCCTAGTCTACTAGCTAAGACAGGTCTTTATCTTGCGGGTGGTACTTTAAGAACTACAGCGAGAATCAAGGATGCGGACGCCAACTTGAAGTCCGCTGTTAATCGTAGAATGAAAGCCCTGGATAATCTAGTGACGGAACAATCTGTCAGTCCTTGGGACATCAACAAGTAAAACATGGGGACCTACGGGTCCCCTAGTTCTTCCACTAGCTCGTCAGCATCGATAAATTCTCCCCAGTTAATCCGCAGAAACCCTAAGTTAACACAGAACCCTGTGAAAAACTCTATCTCAAAGCCATCCCCAAAGTCAACCCATGTCGGCGTGTTTATCTTACGTTCCAATCCTACGTTAAAACCATTGTATAATACTACTTGAATACCCATTAGTCCCACCCCCAGTCATCACCGTCTAAACCATCTGCACTGTATTCAGTCACTACTGTCTCAAAGAAGTTATCGTGAGAAGTACTTGAGATTAAAGGCTCAAGCCATTCCAACGGGTTCTCCTTAACTCCGTAGTTACCCTTAAGACCTAACTGTATTAGTCTACGGTCTGCTATGTATCTAATGTATTCCTTGACTTCCTCAGCCGTTAGTCCTTCAATAGGGCCCATCTCGTACGCTAAGTCAATCACTTTGTCTTCCAAGGCTACTGCCTCACGGACCATGCCGTAGATTTGTTCTTTGAATTCATCATTGACAATCCTAGGGTGTTCATCACAGAAAGCTCTGAATAACTTAGTCATACCCTCTGCGTGCATAGTCTCGTCACGAATAGACCATTGAACAATCTCACCCATGCCTCTCATCTTACCGAAGCGCGTGTAGTTAATCAACATGACAAATGCACTGAATAACGACATGCCTTCATTGATTGCACTACGGGCTACTGCCTGAGCTAGTCCTGAGTAGCTTGACGTATCAATGTTAGCCATGAACTCTAGCTTCTCCTGCATCTGCTCATAGTCAGCAAAGGCTGAGAACTCTTCCTCAGGTAAACCTAAAGTATCATTAAGTAAAGCATAGCTACGCTGATGAACGAACTCACGGTTAGCAAAGCTAGAAAGCATAGCACGTATTTCATTATTCTTAAACCTAGGTATATAGTGTTCAAGGTAGTTAGTCCCCACGGCCACGTCGGACTGTGTGAACAACCT